AACTTAAAGATGATGCTAGAGCAAACAGCAGGTCAAATATCTGGTGTATCACCTCAGCGTGAAGGAGCTGTAGGTCAATACGAATATGTTGGTAATGTTCAGCGTAGTGTAGTACAATCTGCTACTATTACAGAAAGCTGGTTCTATTCGCATGCAATGGTTAAGAAACGTGTGTTTGAAAGAGTTACTAATCTAATGAAGGTTTGTTGGGCTGGTGGAAAAAAAGCTAGTATTGTTCTTGGTGATGGTGCTTACAAGTTTTTAGATGTAATGCCAGACATTGCTTTACAAGACTATGGTATATTTATTGGTGATAGTGGTAAAGACGAATCTGTTAAACAAGTTGTACAGCAAATTGCACAATCAGCATTACAAAGCGGTCAAGTTGAATTACTTGATATTATTAAAGTAATGAAAGCTGATACTATGACTGAAGCAGAGCATATACTTGAAAGAGCTTTAGATGAAATGAAGAAACAGCAACAAGCTCAACAACAGCAACAACAAGCTTTAGCACAAGCACAACAAGAAGCTGCTGCTGCTGAACATGAACAAAGTTTACAGCTTGAGCAAATTAAAAATGAAGGTAAAGTACAAGTTGCGCAAATACAATCTGAAACAGATCTTAAGATTGCTGATATGAAATCAGACGATCAAAGAGAAATGGCTGATGTGGCGCATTTAGTTAAAAACAAACAAATGTACTTACAGAAAGCTTTAGATCAACAAGATCGAAAAGATGAAAAGGCTGAAAACATGGACAGTCAAGCAAATAAAGAAGCTTCTGAGGGCGGTGTATCTAGAGAGAGAAAACAACAGATACAGGAAACAATAAAAAATTCTTAGTATATTTGCAAATTAGGGAACAAAAAAAACTAAACATATGTCAGAAAAAGAAACAAATTTGGTAGAAGCAGCTGAGGCTGTAGAAACTACAACACAAGAAAGTGCAGCTGATACGTCAGCTACAGAAGAATCAACAGATAGTTCAGCATTTGATCCAGCAGCTTTTGCTAGCGATCAATTGATGGAGGAATTTCAAGGAAAATATAATGAAGAAGCAGCAGACAAAGCTGACGAAATTCAATCTTCTGAAGAAGCTGAAGAGCCTATTGAAAGAGAAGGCAATTTTGCTTGGGATGAAATTGAAGTCGATCAGCCAGAACAAGAAGAAGAAGTCGAGGAAGAAATTGAAGAAGATTGGGACAGCGAGCCAGAAGCCGTTGTTGAAGCCCAGCCTGATCAAGAAGTGGAAAATGAAGAAGAAGCAGGAGAGCTAGACTGGTCAGCATTTGCAAATGAACTCGGATTAGAGGGAGCAACAAAAGAAGATATTATTAAAGCTCTTAATTCACCATTTATAGAACAACCTAAAAATGAAACTATAGATAAGTTAAATGAATACCTTAGCTATAGCGACAGAGAGCTTATATCTGCTGAAATGAAGGTTGATGGAATGGAAGACTTTGAAATAGAAGAAGCGTTAGATAAGATGGAAGACTCTGGTGTTATGAAGCGTGAAGCTTACAGAATCAGACGACAACTTAATAATGCTATAGAACAAGAAAAAACTAAGTTCTTTAAAGAAAAGCAACAAGAGGAGCTTTCTAATAAAGAAAAAGTAGCAAGAAATAAAAAAGAATTACAGGGAACTCTAAAGGAAATGAAATCCTTTATGGGTGGAGCTGTAACAAAAACGCAATCGAAAGAGGCTTACAACTATATTACGTCAGGTAAAATGGCTGAGGACATCTGGAAATCTCACGACAATGCTTCGGAGGTAGCGATGTTTATGCTATTTAAAGACAAGTTTGCTAAGATCCTTCGTTCGCAAGGCTTGGAAGATGGTAAAGCTAAAATATTAAATGAGATTACCGCTCCAAGTTTAAGCAGTAAATCAAGACCTCGTACTAAAGTAAAAGGAAGCGGTTTTGATCCATCTGCATTTATGAGAGAGTAACTTACAATACGAAAGGGCGATGCCCAAAAGTTACGTAGAATACTCTGGATTATAAAAACAAGTGTTTATTAATTTTTTAAAAGTAATTTAAAATGGCAAGAATTTATAAAGGAACCTATGGTTCTGGAACTTCACCTGAGAATGCTTTGAACACAGCGCTTTTACAATACCCAGAGATTGCAAAAACGTTGATTCAACAGTATCCTCGTTATTCGGCAACTTATCTTCTAGAGAAGACAGGTCGTCATGCAAGTGAGAAAGTGTTAGGAGATAACTCCTTCGAGTGGAAAGTAATGGGACGTTACAACGCTCCTTCTTTTATGACTGGACACTTCTCAACTAATGGAACTACATTTACAGCATCAGGATCAGTAGGCGAAACAGCAGGTTTCATCACGGCTGCAGATGCTAACGGAGATGTATTCTACTTAATCGTTGATGGTACTACTGGCGCAGGAACTGACGCTGCTAGAACTGGAGATTTCTTAAACAAGTTTGACATGGTTCGTTTCCAGTCTGGAGCTACAGCTTTAGTATTGGAAGATCCTATTGCAAACACATCTGCATCAGGTGCAGCAACTGACTTTATTGTTAAGTTTGAAATGGTTGGTGCTCATGATGGTTCATCTGTAGTAGCTGGTCTTAAAAGATCTGACGTTGCTGACGAAGCAATTGTTGCTTCTATTGGTTCAGCTTTCCCTAACGGTTCTAATGGAGCTGATGTAGGTGAAAACTACGTGTATCCAGATACTTACACTAACTTCTTAACTACAATGCGTAAGAAGTGTTCAGTAACAGGTAAAGACCTTACTGATGTAACTTGGATCGAGAACAATGGTCACCGTCTATGGTACTTTACTAAAGAGCAAATGATGATGGATGAGTTCATGTATCAGCAAGAGCTTCAAAGATGGTATGGTCGTAGATCAGTTACTGATTCTACTGCTCAAAGACCAGGTGCTTACTCTACTTCTTCTTTAGGTACTTCAGGTACTCAAGCATCAAGTATTGTAACAGGTGATGGTCTATTGGCTCAAATCGATTCTTCTAACCAAGCTTCTTATACATTAGGCGCTTTGACTGAAGACATTATTACTGAGTTTTTAGCTAAACTATCTTTAAATGCTACTAACGCTGAAGGTAACGAGTGGGTTGTATTCACAGGTACTGAAGGACGTTTAGCATTCCACAAGGCAATGAAAGACTTATTGATCGCTCCTTCTGGATCGTTCACAGGTGGATCAATGTCTGGTGTTAGTGGAGATGTATCTTTAGGTGCTAACTTTGTATCTTACGAAGCATTAGGAAACAAGCTTACAATGGCTTACTGTCCTGTATTCGATGATCAAAACATTCACAGCGCTGCTTCAGGTACTAACGCTTTCGGTGATAACCGATTGAAAGAATCTGCTAAAATGGTATTCCTTGATTTCGGTAAGACTTCAGGTGTATCTAACATTGAATTGATTACTAAAGGTGCTGAAGGTACTAACCGTTCTTTTATTAAAAAGTACGTTGCTGGTATGATCAATCCTTATGATCAAAAATCAATGATGTCTGCTAACGCTGATGACAAGTTTGAGTGTCACGTTATGTCAGAGTCTGGAATTATAGTTCGTAACCCATTATCTTGTGGAATTTTATCCGCATCATAATATAAATATATAGAAATTATGGCAAGATGTATGTTAGGTTTTATAGTAGACGCTAATGATGGCGGCTTTGTAAATGTTGATAATATTCACCACATTGAATTATTAAGCACCACAGCTATTGATGTTCACTTTAAAGGTGATGATGGCGCTGCTGGTAGTGCTGAACTTACTTGTACTGCGAATAAAGCAGACGAAGTAGCTAAAGAGTTAGCTCGTTTGGTTGTTCAAGGACAAGGTGTTATCACAGTTGCAGATAGTTTGAATAGTAATTTTGCAATTGCAGATGTTTCTGCTGTAGCAAACTATAGCAAATCTGCTTAATAACTGAATTTAACGATTAAAGAGGGGTGAAGTACAGAGTAACCCCTCAATAATCACTTAACTGGTATTGACGGAAGAGAAGCTTTAACGGCAATACCTTAATTTTTAATATTTAAAATAAATAGAAATGGCTTTAAAATTTGATTTTAATAAGTTAAGAACTGCTATCGGTGGTTTCTTAACTCCTACAAAATTTGACGGAACAGCGAATGCTGCTGGTTTTGAATCAGTACACATTCCAAAAATGCGTCAAGCATATATTGTAGAAACAGCGAATGCTGCAAAAACGTTAACTGCTGAAGATTCAGGAAAGATTTTTCTTTTGAGTGATGCTTCTGCGGCAGCGTATACAATTACATTACCAACCGCTGCTCAAGCAGAGGAGGGAATGTGGTTTAGATTTGTGAACACAGAAGTAACTCCAGCTGAGGTAATTACTATTGCTGCTGGATCTGCTATTATTGCTGGTCCTTTAAAGGATGCTGGTGGTGATGTAGGTGCTGGTACTGCTGGTACAGAAGTCTCTAACATTCTTTTCGGTACTTCTGCAGAAGTTGGTGATTTTGTTGAGCTAGTTTTTGTTGGCGGATTTTATGTTATAATGGGTGGTGGTTCTTCTATTAGTGGAGCTATTACTACATCGTAATTAACAATTTGAGTAACGGAGGGGCTTGTCCCCTCCATTATTCTTATATTTGCAATATGAAAACAATTCTAGCGGTAAGAGATGGTAAGGTTGTAGATATTACAAACGAACCACAAGAAGTAGAGTCAAGAGCTTTCCACATCAATGTAAAAGGTAGTGGAGGTCTTAAATGGCTTAATACATCCGCAAACAAAACTTGGATAACTGGTAAAAATAGAGTCGTAAGAACTAAACAAGGTGATCCAACAAATTTAAAGTAAGGGAGTAATTAACTAAAACTAAATGAAATGAAACACGTAGTATTAATAAAAGCAGCTAATCCAGGCAAGTTTAACTATGCTAAGTTTGGCACTTACAAAAACAGAAAAGGGAAGCTAATCACACTTATTGATCCAAATGGATTAGAAACAACTGGCTGGGAAATGTTCCAAGCTGTAGTTCCTTTGGACATTAACGATGAAGACGATAGAAGAATATATGAGTTTTTAAAAGATCATCCTATGATGAGCGGAAAGTACATCATGGAAGATATATCTGAACAAGAAAACAAAGCAGCAGAAGTAGCATTAGCTAAGGCCGATTCAGTTACAGCTGCCGCATCGTTATCTAAAAAAGAAATAGAAAACTTATGTAGACTTATAGGTCTTAATGGAGACTGGGACGATAACATTCGCAAAGCTAAGATTATTGGCTACGCAAGTGACAACCCATTAAAGTTTATAGAGTACTTAAATGATGCTGATGCACCATACAAAGTATTTATTAAAGTATGTTTAGAAAAGCAAATATTTACGTTTGTAAACGGTACATATAAATATGGATCTACAAACATAGGATTATCAGAAGATCAAGCTATCATGTGGTTAAAAGATAATTCTGATATTTATGCTTTACTAAAGAATCAGTTAAGAGGTAATGCACCACAAGAGGTGGTTGAAGCAGAACCAGTTAAAACAGTTAAAGCTAAAAAATAGTGAATTTACAAGAAGCATATGATATGATTGATCTTTTGTTAGATAAAGCTGACCAGCCTTATTTTACAGATGAAGAAAAAAACAAATTCTTAGATCAAGCTATCATGGCTTTTATAAATCATCACTATGAGTTCTACGATCAAGAACAAATATCTCGTGATGCATTGATGTTTTTTGTTCATACAGAACAAATAGGATCTAGTGATGATACAGAAGATGAAACTGTTTGGAGTGGCTTTGGAATGGATTTACATAAAAATTATATTCATTTAATTCATTTTAGAACATTTTTGCTTGACTCTGAGAATGTGCCTTATAGAAGAAGAAATCATAAAATTATAGGTACAAAAGATTTTTGGGATCACGAGCATACGTCTGATCCTTTTAAGAAACCTTCTGATATAAATCCATATTGTTATGTTAGGCACGGAATGAATAATATTGCAAAAGTTTATTTTAGACCTACAAGTACAACAGGTGAATCGCAAGCAGTACAACTTATATTTCGAGATAGAGATGAGGTTTTTAATGATGACGATAACAATAGAGTTAAGGAAATATATCAACGAGAGATATTAGATTTAACTGTAAGAAAAATGGTTGTGAATATTGAAAGTATGAACGTTCAATCACAATCTATAGAGACAGAGCAGAGCAAATCAATATAAGAGCTTTTTGCTCCCTGCGCAATAATAGGTCTGCATGCTTTAGGGCAGAGGGCCTATTGTTGTTTATACGAATAAATTAAAGTATTTTTGTAAGTGGTATGGCAACTTTAAATGAACTAGCATATAATATTAAAAATATCGCTTATGGCGGTAATACTAATACTGAACAAAATGTATCTACACAACAAATTAAGTTTTGGATACATTACTACAGGGCTCAGATAATAGGTGAATTGATTGCTGACGGCAGAGGTGTGCCTATTGATTGTTATCAAATATTAGGTATTACACAGGAAGATGATCATCAAAAAGATACTGTATGGTCTACTTATCATGATACATATACAACCAGCCCTTCATACATAATCCCTTTTTCTGGGAGAACAGCAGATGACGCTGGATTGAATAAGTTTCATGGTGTTGTAGCTGGTGCAAAAGATGTTAACGCATTAGATCTCACTCATTCTTATTTTTTTGAAGAACCAAATGATTACGGTATTATAAGATTAAGAATACCTCATTTAGTTACAAATAATTCTAAACATGGTTTAGGCAGGATTAGTGTTGTAAGTGTAGAGGATTCAGAAACAAGACGTGGATCTACCAATGTTTCTATAGTAACAAGAGACGAAGCAACTTTCAAACAGCATAATAGATTTACACATAGTACGCCAACAGCAAGTATGTCTATATACAGCTCTGGTCAATGTATATTACAAATAGATAATTTATTATCTGTAAACAGAGGAACTGTAGGAAGTTATGATTCGACACCTAAATCATACGCTATTGTTGTTAGTGCTTTATTAAAAAATCCAACTGAAAATAATAGTTGGACAAATGATGATTTAGAGTATCCTCTACCACAAGAAATGGTTAGTGATTTAAATAGAAGAATATTGGGAGCAGAAATGCAAGCGTCACTAACATCAATAAATGATCCAATAACTGATAACGCAGATACGACAAAGAATGTTCAGCCGCAAGCACAGAGATAAATACGAAACGGCTAGAGATATATACAACAATATAAAAAAAGTTGTAACAGTCAAGGGAGATTGGTTGAAGGGACAAAAAAAGTTTAGGGAAAAACAACTTGATTACAAAACATATTATGCTGTAATCAAAAAGTTTTTTGAAATACTGGCAAGAGATTTAGTACAAAAAAATGATCTAATTCATTTGCCTGGAGATATGGGTTACTTGTATTTAGACAAGAAACATCACAGAAGAGCTTTTCATTATCGTGTAGATATAAATGAGTCTAACGCTAAGGGAGAGCTTGTTAAATACAAAGTACCCATACTAGATGATTATTATTACAAGGTTGTTTGGAAACGACCAAAAAAATATAGTAAATGTAAAATTATGCCGTTAGGTATATTTAGAGAAGAAATTAAAAAATTAAAAACTACATAAAATGGCAAGTAGATTAACAGCAGGAACATTAACAGTAACCATCACAGAGGCATTGTCTGTAACACACAACACTTCTGCTGACAATAGATCACACGCACAGACATTAACTAAAACTTTTGCAAGCATAGATAATATTGATGTTCGTATCTTGAATTTACCAAATACAAATCAAGTAAAGATTGTTGATTTAGTAGATAATGGTAGTGAAGCTGGAGCTCCTGGAGCTTTTAAAAGATCTGCTGTAGAATACATTAGAATAACCAATCTTGATGATACTAATGCGGTAGGAGTTATCTTAGAGGACACAGGCGGTGATGTTGCAGGTATTACTGTAGATCCAGATGCAAGTTTTATTTTAACATCTACAGATATTGAAGCAAACGCTGGTGGTACAGCAGTTACTGCAAGAGGTGGGGCTATAGATGAAATATTTTTAAGAGCAGATTCAGCAAACGTACAAGTAGAAGTATTAATAGCAACAACAGCATA